ACGGCCGCCGTCGGCCACGTGGCGCACCACCTTGGCGGCCACGGCGTTGGCGGCCTTTTCCTTGGCCTCACGCGGCGGGGTGCCTTTAGCAATACGGGCCTTGGCCCCCGCGGCGCCCGAGGTGTGCAACTCGGTGGCCACGGTGCTAGGCGCGGGCAGGTCGTCGGCCGGGTTATCGCCGCCCCAATCCACCATGGCGTCGGGGTCGGTGTAAGACTTCAACAGCTTGAGGTCCACCGCATAACGGTCGGTATCCTCGGGCGCTAACGAGGCGTGGTCTACAAGGCCGCGTAGTTCCACACGCCTAAAAGACTCAAGATACTCTGTCGCGGTCTCATAGGCCACCGTGCGCCCGGCCATGACTATAGGCAGGGCTTGGCGTACAAACTTGGCACTTGAGGCGTCAAGGTCGTCTAGGTCAATGAGGTCAAGGAAAAGGTCTCGTATGGCCTCAACCACCGCGGCGGTGATAGACACCTGTGCCGCCCTATTGGCCTCGGTTAACTCACGGCCTGCTTGGGTGTGCGCCATGGCCTACGCCTCGGCCGGTGGCTCGGTAGTAAACGCGGTCTCGGCCGTGTCCGCGCTATGGCGGCGCAATACGGCCTTAAGTGGGTCATTGTCGGCCTCGGTGTCGGCCAATCGCTCCCACTCTTGTACGTCGCTGCGCTCAACGCCGGGGATACGGTTCCACAGACCACGGGCAGGAATTTTGAGCATGCTTGCCGCCTTGCCGAGCGCGTCCACGGCTTGAGACATGGACCTAATTTCCATGTCCTGCCATGTGACCCTAATCATAGAATCCGCCGCGGTCTCGTCCATGCCAGACAACGAGGCGGCCAAGCGTAGCATGCGCCCGTATGACGCGCCCGCGTTAACTTGGCGCTCATAGACCTTTTGGGTAAGCGGTGAGCGCGCGGCCGCCAAGGCCTCGGCGTTAAGGTTGACCAATTGGCCGGTAAGGGCGTGCGCCGGTGTCTGCGATACCGCGGCCAAGGCCTCAATATCGGCACGCCACGCCGTAACAAAAGTGTCCAACGAGGTGCCGTCGAGGGTGCCAAACTTGGTGTCTGGTTCCTCGCTAATCAAAATGTCCTCTTGGGCTAGGCGTAACTTTTCCTGTGCAATCTCGGTGGCCTCGGTGGCCGGGTCCTCATTTTCGGGCAGTTCCATGCCCGCAATGGTGCGCACTTTCCAGCTGTTGAAATGCTGTGCCAAAAGCCGGTCGTACGAGGTCTTGTTGATACGAGACGCGGTAGGAATAAACGGCGTGACCTCACCCACGACGTTGCCGTCAAGGTCAAGCATGTTGGCGAAACGCACCACCGGGGTAACGCCGACGCCGTGAAAATCACGGCCCACAACGGAAAAGGGCGCGGCCTCACTGTCAACGATGGTGTAGGCGTAATGCGGGCCGTAAAGGCGGTAACGGCGCTCTTTTCCTGACGCGCTCACGGCCTCAAGGGCAAACTCGGGGTAAAGGTCGGTGCCCGCGTCGTTCCACTGGCACGCCATACGGCGCGGGCTTAAGCAACGCATACGGGCGGTGTCTGCCCCGTTGTCCATGGCAGGCATGACAACGCCATATGTGTGGCCATAGCTCACCATGGCGCGATGGTTGGCCACTTGGTGCGCCTGCATGTTGTTATCTAGCCATACGCGCCACAAATCGGGCACCGCACCGTCGGCGCCGACCACGTTGTCCACGTACATGGCTTGAGCCACGTTAGTAACGACAAGGCTCAACCACGGGGTGCGCGCAAGCCGGGCTAGTTGCTTATGTTCCCTGCTTGCCTTGGGCGGGGTGTCGAAACCATACGCGCCGCCGGGGTTAATCCAACTGTCCACGTTGTCGGCGTCAAGGCGTTGGCAGTCAAGGGTGGCCTTGAGCGCCTCGGCAATATGGCGCACCCCCTCGGCTGTTAAGGGCTGAATGTTATCCATGATTACGCTATTCTCCTACGCTTTTTAGGCTTAACCGGGTCCATGTCAAGGCCTTTTACTGCCAAGGTTACCGCCCTTAGTGGTGCAAGCGATACCTCGGCGGTGCCCTCGGCCCATGTCCATGCCGTTTTACTTGAGCCTACTAGGCGGCGCTTAGCTGTGTAGGCCGCGTCGTCTAGGAAACTTGAGCCGTCGGCGGGGTGGACAATGCCGGGGTCAAAAGCACCACTGTCGGGGTCTTTACGGGTAAGCCGGTCATAAAAGTCGGCCGTGCCCGTGGTGAGGTCACGGGTCGAGGCCATGGTTACAGGCACCCCGGCGGCAATGAGGTGGGGTGCCACGGCGGCGGCGCCGCTGTATGAGTCGATAACCACACCTGCCCAAGCCTTAGACTTGCCATAGCGCGCCTTGGCCGCCTCCGCGCACCACGCGGTGCCACCTTTTTGGTCAAGAATCTCAACCACCACGCGGCCGTCGTCAAGCTCGGCGGCACCGGCTAGAACACTCATGTCTCGATCTTCGGTGACCTCAAGGGCAAGGGACCGCTTAACCACCGCATGCCCGGCAAGGTCATTGGCGCCCACGGCCGTGCGCTGCCATGTCTCTGCACCAATAACGGCACTTCGGGCCTTGTCTGCCCACACGCCTAGGCGCTCACGCTTATATTGCTCTTCTCCCATGGCCTTAAGCTCGGTGCCGCTAATCCAATCCCAATCCTGAAAATACCCAAGGCTAGGGTTGGCCTGTTGACATGCGTTAACGCCGTTCCACTCATAGCGGTCGATGTCGGCCGACCACTCAAGATACGTTAAAAAGCGCTCTTGCTCGGGTGTCTTGAGCGCGCGATTACGCAAGTTTTCCAGCACGTCGCTTGAGTCCATGCCCGCGCTTGAGGTGTACCACACTTGAGGCGCCGGGCGCGCTGACAAGGTGGGCAAAAGGTCCGAGACCAACTCGGTGGAAATCTGAAAGGCCTCGTCTAGAATCACCAAGTCACCTGACAAGCCACGGCCGCCGCCATTTTGACGCGCCAAGAAATCACAGCGGCGGCCGTCCTTTAACACCACGGCGGTGTTATCCGTCGAGGTGGGCATGGACTGTACCAACTCATGCAGGTCGGGCACTTTCCTAATGACCTTGACAAGGTCGCGGTGAGCGTTACGCGCTGTTTTGAACTTATGGGCCGTGTGTACCTGTTGTTCTTCACCAAACAGGAAAAGACCGGCCAATTCACGCGCCATAACAATGACGTTTTTACCGTTCTGCCTTGGTAGCACGAGGCCAACCTCAAAAGCCGACCACTTGCCGCCGGTGCGCTCACCAAGCGCGTTACGCAATACCAGTTGCTGCCAAGGCAGCATGTTAAGGCCACAAATCTCGGCCAAGTCAATGGCGTCGTCGGCGGCGGTGGTATGCCATAGCGGCGCCACCATGTAGGTGGGTGTCTGTGTACCGATGGTTTGCGACCGCGGCTTTTCCAGCGTGCTAGGGACCTCGAGGCGCTTGTCCTTTTCAATGTGGTCGGGCAGGACTAGCGCCGTGGGTTTTCCCTCGTGGTCATACAGCGTGCCCGGCGCGTCGTCGGTGCGCTCTACAGCGGGGGCAGTCACTAACTACCACCGCCTTGAGCGGCAAGGCGCTTTTTGCGCCGCTCGGCTAGTTGGTCAAGCGGGGACTTGGCTACCTTTTCCGCGGCGTCCACCTTGAGCACACCAAGCGTGGTTAGTGTCTGCCTAAGCGAGGTTTGCAATTGGCGGGCCTCACCAATCATGCCGTTAACGATAACGGGCACGCCTAGCTCGGTGGCTTGGTCAATGTCGCCAATCTCAAACCACATAGTTGTGCGAGACGACAAGGCCGCGGCCATGCGCTCGAGGCGGTCGGCGGTCCTGCACGCCTCACCAAGCAACACCAACGCCGAGGCGTTGAGGTCATGGGCTTGGGTTACCTCAATCCACAGCTCGAGGCCGCGTGCCTTGAGCCAATCGGGCGGGGTGGGCACGCCGTCTGGCACCTTGGGCAGCGAGGTGGCCTTGGCGCGCTTGGCCGGGGCAGGCTCGGGCTTGTCGTCCTTTACCGGCTCGGGTGGCAGCTCTACCGGGCGCGGGTCATTGGTACCGCCGTCAAGTTCACGCTCAATAGGCACGTTGCGTTTACGCGGCTTGGCCGGGGGGCTTGGTGGTACCTGTTCCCCTTTTCTACGCGCGGCGATCATGTCTTTATGAGCGTTACGGCACGCATCGCATGCGCGCTCACCCCGACGAAGGTGAGCTTGGTAGCCCGCCGAGCTACCGCACCGGCCCTTGGGGTCGGGCGTCGGTGCCTTGCGCTTATCGCCTTTAGTGCGGCCCACTTTATTCACCTCATGTATATTCTCTGTCGATTTTATGCAGTGGTTTATGCAAGTGATATACAGCGTGTAATACAAGGGTACCTTGTGCCTGTAAATCGGTGTATATCATTTGGGGCACCGTCCATATTCCTCACGGTATAGGGATCAATATGGAC